AAGATCTCAAGAGCTTCATCAAGAGTACGTTTTGGCGCGGACTCGTGTCGTGCGAGGTGCACCGTGGCAAGGATCTCTGGGGGTTTCAAAACGGAGAGCTTTCGCGCTTTTTGAGGGTGGAATTCAAGACGCACCGGGCTCTCAGGAGTTTTGCGTACTGTGTGGATAATATCAAACACTCTGAACTCTCCGGGTGCAAGATGTACGAATCTAACATAGACCCTGTTCTTCGTTTTATGCACGTCTCTGGTTGTACTTCTACTGGTTGGGTAGACCCTGGACTTTGTGAGCCTGATGCGGAGTCTACATGTCAAGTGAATCTGTGGGCGCCCAACTGGCGCTTCATCACCCCTTTAGCACGTGACGATTTCGCGCCTCTTCGCATCATGTCGTTTGATATTGAGTGTTATTCGAGTACGGGAGCCTTTCCGAGCCCCAAGAACCCTCATGACGTAATTTTCCAGATTGGCATGACCACCAAGGAGTTTGGCCGAGAGGGATTCCTGGACCGCAAGTGTCTTTGCCTCAAGCAGACGGCCGGAGAGGATATGGAGTCTTTTGAAACTGAAAAGGATCTCCTCAAAGCGTTTGAAAAGCACTTGATCAAAATTGATCCGGATATCATCACTGGATGGAACATCTTTGGCTTTGATCTCGAGTTTCTGATCATCCGCGCGACGATCCATTGTGGTCTGAGTCCCGTATGGGGGCGCATCCGTGGGGAGGTTGCGGCGCTCGTGGAGAAGAATCTGAGTTCAAGCGCCCTCGGGAACAACGAGTTGAAGATGGTTCCGATGAAGGGCCGGTACGTTTTCGATCTGTTTCAGGACGTGAAGCGTGAGCACAAGCTGGAGAGCTACAGCCTCAACAACGTCTCGAAGCACTTTCTGAACGATCAGAAGAACGACATGCCGGTCAAAGAGATTTTTAGCCGGTACAAGGGTGGCGACCCCGTCAAGTTGGGGGAGGTGGCGGAGTACTGCATCAAGGATACGGAGTTGCCACACAGCTTGTTACACAAACTCTGCCAAATCCAGAACCAGATTGAGATGGCCAAGGCGTGTTGGGTCCCGTTGGCGTTCCTGAGCGAACGCGGACAGCAAATCAAGGTGTTTAGTCAGATGGCGTACAAGGCTCGTCAGCTCAACTTTATCATTCCTACGTTCAGGAGGCCTCCCGTCGGCGCCTCTGACGCAGACGGCTACCAGGGTGCGACGGTCCTGGAAGCGCAGACGGGTGCGTATTACAGCCCAATCACCGCCCTGGATTTCGCGAGTCTGTATCCGAGCATCATGTGTGCCGAGAATCTGTGTTACTCGACGCTCGTCATGAACGCCAGGTACGACAATTTACCTGGAGTCGTGTATGAGCAGTTTGGACCTCATCGTTTTGCGCAGTCCGACGCAAATGGTAAACCCATTTCCTCCCTTCTCCCCGTCATATTGACGGACCTCAAGGCGTTTCGCAAAAAAGCCAAGAAGTTGATGGCGGCCACAGAGGGCACTCCGCTCGAGGCGATTTACAACGGTCAGCAATTAGCCTACAAGATCAGCATGAACAGTATTTACGGGTTTACTGGAGCTTCAAAGGGTATTCTGCCTCTTGTGGCGATTGCGAGTACCGTGACTATGCGTGGGAGGCAGATGATTGAAGAGACGAAGAATTACGTCGAGGAGCACTTTCCGGGTGCCAAAGTGCGGTACGGGGACACGGACTCGGTGATGGTGGAGTTTGATGTACAGGGCCGCAAGGGTCAGGAGGCGATCGACTACTCGTGGGAGCAAGGTGAATTAGCGGCTGAGCAGTGCACGAAGCTTTTCAAAGCGCCGAATGATCTAGAGCTTGAGAAGGTTTACAATGTTTATATCCTTTACTCTAAGAAACGCTATGCTGGAACTCTGTACGAGAAAAACAAGATGGGCGCTATCGTTTTCAAGAAAATTGACATCAAGGGTCTACAGGTTGTTCGTCGCGACAGCTGTCCTTTCGTTCGTGAAACCCTGAAGAAGATCCTGACCCTCATGCTAGAATCCAGTGATCCCATGCCGGCTATAGAATTGGCACGAGCAGCAGCAAAGGAGCTGATGCACGGAAACGTCCCAATTGAAAAGTTGCTCATGAGCAAACAGTTGGCGTCCGAGTACAAAGTCCCCATGCCGCACGTGGCTGTGCGCGACAAAATCAGGGCTCGTGCGCCAGGTTCAGAGCCTCAACAAGGCGACCGTGTGCCGTTTGTGATTGTCAAGGGGGAGGGGAGAATGTACGAAAAGGCTGAGGATCCTGCATGGGTTCGTGAGAAGAATGTACCTCTTGATTTTCAGTATTATTTCACGAATCAGTTCAAAAAGCCGGTACAAGACCTGCTCGAACCCCTTATTTCTGTAGATCGTATTTTCGACAAGAAATTCATGGTCAAGACGGAGAGCACGACGGAGGTGACGGCTCGAAAAGCGTTCCTGTCCATGTTCTCGAAAAAGGCCACATAAACGTTCGGAGCTCAAAAGTAACAAGTCAATGGAGCAACAGATTCTTCAACTCATTGAAGAGGAGGTTTCTCGCCGAGTCGGACTCAGAATGTCCGTCGTGCTCAACTTTGTGGCTAAAACGTATCAGCTGCCCATCGAGCAACTCGTGAAAGACACGTCAGCAATAGAGTGTGTATTCTGTAAAGGAATTCTGAAGAGCAAGAAGCGCTGTCTCAAACAACCAACTGGAAACGGATATTGCGGGTTTCATCAATCGCAAGTCCCTCCGCCGCAAGTTAAACTCGTGGAGAGGGTCCCCGCGCCATGGGAAGTTTAGTTAGAGAATTTAATACCAAAATTGTTAATGAGCAAGTCGGAGCTTCTTCTGACTAGCATCTCTAAATTTTTTGATGTACCAGAGAATCGCGAAAAACTTCACGATATTCTGGGCCACCGCAAGGGCATTTCCCTTCGCAAACTCGAGTGGTTTGTGACCAATTACGCCAAGAACAATCACGTGACGTACACCACCCCGTCCGGGAAGGTGTTCACAGTCCACGTCGCCTACAAGTCGAGTCTGGACGGCTACAGTAAGAAGCTCTTTGATCCTTTTTGCCGTACTGAGCGCGTCGATTTCCAGGGGTTCACGACGACGTGCGCCCAACTCAACTTTCTGAGGTGGTGCATCCAGAACGGCATCGTCGAATACCTTAAACATAGGGAAGACGTGCAAAGCCTCCCTCAAACTCCAGAAGAGTGTAGCCATAGTAAAACATGTACAAATTGTATCCCTGAGATATCTGAGTTGCATAGCTTGGGTTGAAAACGAGTGTAAGCGTCGTCGTCTGTGAATTTAATTTTGAAAAATTGAGGTACCCACCCTGATTATACTCCTTGGGAGTGAGACCAAATGAATAAGTATAAATATTTTTAGAAGGAATTGAAATATAATGTTCCATGGGCTGCTTGAACGTGTAGTACAGCGACCCCTGGAACGTGCTCAGAATATCTATGTTGTTTAGTGTGATTTTAGCAGTGTCAATGACGTCCACGTAATTAGACAAACCAGATGGAAAGTTCAACTGAACGCCAGTTTGGATATATTGAGTGGTATACCCGTAGTTGTAGCGTGAATCTGAATAAAGACCCGATGTAACATCCTCGTAATTTTTGTTTCTAAAGAACCACGCGATGGTTTGCACGGGGAAGGAGGCGGTGAGCTGGAGTTGCGGATTTCCTGCAGAAAATGTAAGCGTAGACTCTTTCTTGACTCGGTTCACGATGTACTTGAGGGGTGTGTTGGTGTAGTACAGCTTTTCTGCATTTTCAAGTAAAATTTCTTCAGTCACGAGTTTTGGTAAAATAATGTCGGTGGTGTGTGGAGCCGCCACGTCGCACCACCACGTGTTGGGCTGGAATGTGAACCGCACGTACAATCTCTGGTTCCACATGGCACAAAGGGGAAAGTAGGGACGACGGAGGCGCTCGTCATCCTGCGCGTTGTGAGATTTTCGACGGCAAAAGAAGAATTCCAAAGGGATGATGTAATCAGTCTGCACCTGTGAGTTTACGTTAGAGCCGCCCACGGCTTGAAACATTCCCAGCTGTTCGTCGGCATCAAGGAACAACTGATCGCGGATGATGTACCAGTCGTCGTAGAGGGTCTCGATGACCGTCTCATTCACAAGAAGATCCACCTGCTTTATCAGAGCTCTGCCAATTTGGGGTGTGTATTTTAAACCTGGGCCTAGTGCAGGCATCGTCACCTTCAGGTACATGTTTGAGATGAGGTGTCCAAGCTCTGTAGGTCTGAGCTCCAACTGAATCGTCTGGTTCTGGTATGAAGGATTTGGAGGAGGAAATGGGATGACGCGTTGATACATGACGGAGTTGGTGTGTCTTTTGAAATCAGGATTCCACTGTGACTTTGTGAAATCTTCCAAGAGGAGGTGATCTTCTTGGGGTCCTATAGCGTTGAGCGCCGTCACTGAACCAGAACTGAACCCCCGTCCTTTAATGTCGTCATATGGTCCCTTCTCATCCTGTTGACATTTAAAGCCGGTGTTGAGATCACGAAGCGGAACAGTAGACGAGCCACCTCGTACATTTTGATTTATTTCAATCTGAAATTTTTGCAAACCAGAAGCTATGCTCTTATCAAAATTCGTAAACTTGGCGGCAACGAATGTACTCAGAAACCCTGGTTCTTTGGTCACACCCTTTGTGTACACGCGCTCGTTTGTGCTTTCAGGTATGCTCCCGTCAACTGGCGCTAGGATGGCAAACATTTCTCGTTTCGGCACGAGGGTTCCAGAAATCCATTTTTGAAAAGTCAAATCGGTATATGAAACGACGCGGCACGGGACGGAGAATCCACGGAGGTCTTCAACAGTCCACCCGACGCCAAAGCCTGCAGGAGGGTCGGCTGATAACGTGTAATTTATTACATTCTGAACAACATCATAATAACCCTCGATGACGCCCTTCCGTTTCATAGACGTGTAATCAATCTGACCAGGTGGATAAAGAGTTGCACCCGTGACAGCCTGATAAGGGGCTACGATCTGTTCTGTATCTGATTGAATGTTAAATGACCAAATGTAAGACTCTGATGTCGTGGCTGAAATAGCGACTACCCGAGATTGCATACTGAAATTGGTGTCCACTGGAGGCGTGACAACGAGCTGCCCTGAAAGACCTGTAATACCAGTGGCGACCCAATTGTCATTTATGGTGTCTCTGGTTGGATTACTGGTTGTGGCATAGAATGTCACATAATTGTTCCCTGTCAATAAATAGAACCCATTGATTTCAATCGGGTTCAAGACGACGTTTACACCTTGAACAGGTGGGGGGACTGGCGGCGGGACGAGCGGGACGACGAGTTTTTCGATTCCATTAAAATAATTCACAACATCCTTTTGAATTTTACGTTCAAAATTGAGAACATTCTCAAAAGCCTGGGGAGCCTTTTTGAAAAAGTCGAGCACAGGCGCCTGTGCTTTGCGCTCCAAGTCGAGCACATTGTCAAAGGCCTGTTTGGCCATCTCTAAATTTCACAGAGGTTATTTTTCCACATCTGCACCACAGTCAGCGCCTTGAGTCGCGCGTGTTCTTGGCGTTTAGTTGTACAGAGCTTC